GAAGGGCGACAAGATGTACAAGGCGTACATCGAGTTCGCAGAGGCAGGAGGTACAAAATCTTGAGCACCCTATTGACGGTCGGTGGGTCGTGTGATTATCGTCAAGATATGAATGAACCATTAGGTTCAGACTCGATCGCTCCCACGGATGGGGAAATCGACCAGAATATCACAAGGCGACTTATCCGCTCGATCCATGGCGTACAACCTGTATTGATAGGTGTTGACGCATCTGGCTGGACGGAAGGTACGCCGAATCAACCCTGTCCTCATTGTGTTGATGGGCGGAAGGTTGAACAGCATCGCTATGCGATCTGCTTATCCTGCACCAGAGCCAGTAAACAACTGGATCAGGCGATCAAACGAGCCATGACAGAACAAACGGAACTCATGGCCTTTTGGGCCAAGTTTCGGAACATCGCGATCAAGCAACGTGCTTTGATGCAGAGACTGCGGCGGAAGGGTGTGATTGACAAGCCTGGACGGGGGAATCATGGCGCTAGGCCACCGGGATATGGAGCAATCGAATGAGTAACCTGAGAACAGGTGGATAACAGGTGCTACATGAGCAAATTCCCAAACCCATCTACTCAGTTTAAGCCGGGTACCTCTGGCAACCGTGGTGGTCGGCCTAAGAAACACTCTATGCAGGCTGCGCTTGGGCAATTGCTGGACGCGAATCCTGAAATCTTGCGATCGCTGATCGACAAAGGAATTCAAGAAGCGATCAATGGCGATTTCCGTTACTGGAAAGAGATTTATGATCGGCTTGATGGCAAGGTTGCCAGCAGCATCGAAATCTCTGATAAGCCCCAAGTGGACTGGGCGGCCATAGACAATGAGTGCGACACCCCACCACGACAGGCAGTTGATCCCAAAGGGGCTAAACCGGTTCCTGCAAGCCGCAAAGCCGGATCACCAGTGGTCGCCAGAACACTTGGCGGAGTGCCGCCGGGCGCTGGACAGGGTGACGACCGGTGATGTCAAACGGTTGATGCTCTTCCTGCCGCCCAGGCACGGCAAGAGCGAGCTGGCAACGATCCACTATGCTGCTTATAGATTATTGGTGGATCAAGGTTTACGAGTCATTATTGGAGCTTATAACCACTCGCTGGCATGCACCTTTAGCCGACAAACGCGACGCATCGCCAAAGAGTTTGGATTCAACTTTAGCGACGATCAGAACAAGCAAAATCAGTGGTCGTCTGAACACGGCGGCGGGCTTTATGCGGTTGGTGTTGGATCGGGTGTCACTGGATATGGTGCCGACCTGGTCATTATTGATGACCCAGTGAAGTCACGAGCTGAGGCCGAATCACCAACATACCGTGCCAGGGTGATGGATTGGTATCAGAACGACCTGTACACACGCCTTCACCCAGGTGCCGCAATCGTCCTGATTATGACGAGATGGCATAGCCTCGACTTAGCTGGCCAGTTGCTTGAACAGGCCAATGAAGGTGGCGAACAATGGGATGTGGTCAGTTTGCCTGCCATTGCTGAGAATGATGACCTAATTGGCCGCCAGCCTGGTGAAGCGCTTTGGCCAGAACGATATTCCGTGGAAGACTTCGACCGAATCAAAAAAACCGTCGGTTCTTACGCCTTTTCCGCTCTCTATCAACAGACACCAACGCCACGCGATGGAGGCTTTTTCAAGCCTGAATGGTTCAAGATCGTTGATCCATCGCCGATCCCAAACAACTCCAACTCATGCCGGGCATGGGATACAGCCGCCACGGTGGGTGGTGGCGATTACACTGCCGGTGTGTGGATGAGCAGGACTGGCGACATTTACCGAATCAAGCACGTTTCACGAGGGCAATGGTCACCTGCTACCCGTCGCACAATCCAGCGCCAGATCGCTGAGACCGACGGGCGCGAAACGATCGTTCATCTTGCACAGGATCCCGGCTCCGCGGGTGTGGATCAGGTCCAGCATGACACTCGTAACCTAATCGGTTATGGAGTCATCAGCAAACGACCCACAGGCTCAAAAGAAGTGCGAGCAATGCCGATGGCCGCCGCTTTTGAATCCGGTTCCATCGAGCTGGAAAAGGGCGATTGGAACCGTGACTTCATTGACGAGCTGTGCTCATTCCCGACCGGCAAGCATGACGACCAGGTTGATGCTGCTGCCGATGCGTTCAACTATCTAAGCTCAATCCAGCCTTTCCGATACGTCTCCTGAAAACTATGCCAACACTATTTGAAAACATCCGCAGCCGGTTCACGAAGTCGGTGCGTGAAGGCGTCACAGCCAACACCGCTGACATTGCCGCGACATCATGGACTGTAGACATGATGACGGGCCTATCCAACGACTACATGACCTTGGCGAGACCTTACAACCAGGTGTCTGTGGTTCAGGCCGCGATACAGGCAATGAAGCGCAACGCCACAAAGGCGATCATGCAGGTGGGCCGATGGGATGAGGATGGAGGGTTTACGCCTGTCTATCACCCTTTGCAGTCACTCTGGCAACGGCCAAGCCCCGGCGAATCAGATGCGACCGTTTTGGAGCACCTTTATTGCAGCCTGTGCGATAACGGCAACGCATACATCCAAGTGATCACAAACACGGCTGGCACTGCGGTGACCGAACTGATGCCGATCCCATCGCCTTGGGTCCTGCGACCAGTCATGGGCGAAAGCATCAACGAAGTCCTCGAATATCCAGTGATGGGGAGCGATTGGGGCCGGTCGTACAACTACTCTGTTCCCGCTGATTTGATGATGGCATTTCGCCAGGGGCGATCGACCTACGCTCAGAGTCGTGGCGTTTCAACGCTCGATTCTGTTGTGGCCGAAATGGCGCTGGTGAAGATCATCGGCCAGTATGAGACGACAGTTCTCAGTCGGTCTGGTGTGCCATCGCTGATCGTTTCGCTAAAAACACTGGGCAATCTCAGTGGCGCGCAATTGTCGCAGGTTCAAGCTGACCTGGCACGAGCCGTCAGTGGTAAAGCTGTGGGCCGGCCATTCGTCGGTACCAGCGAAATGGATATCAAGTCGCCGGGCTTCTCACCAAAAGATTTATCCGTGAGCGAGATGGCGGACCTTGCGACCGCTCGAATCTGTGGTGTCCTTGGATGGGCACCCATGTCGCTCAAACAGCCTGACACGGGCAAGACATACAGCAACCTGGTCGAGGCCAATAAGGCGTCATGGCGCGATGCTGTGATTCCGTTCCTCGACTTGGTGGCCGGTGAGCTGACCAGGCTGGTGCAGACTTTGCCGATCGCCTGCAACGGTATGACCTCACAGCCTGATGAATCGCTGTGTGTTCGGTTCGACACCAGCCAGATTGAGGAATTATCCGTCGATCGAAAGGCGCTGATGGACATCGCCACCGCGGGTGTGAATGCGGGCATATTCACGGTTAACGAAGCACGTGCCACACTCGGACTTGGCGAGATGCAAGAGCCTCAAGAGGTCGAAGCTGTGGAGCCTGAAGAGCCTTCTACGGATTCTTCTGTTGATCCTGAAATGGAGGCTGAATAAATGGCCGGATCATACAACCTAGAAATCGAAGCGGGCGCTTCATTCAACCGAACGCTCACTTGGACCTCCAACGGCACCGCTGTGAACTTGACCGGCAGCAGTGCCAGAATGATGGCTCGCACATCTTACAGCGACTCCAACACGACACTGAGCCTGACCACACCGTCAGCATGTCTTTCGATCAGCAACGCGACCGGCGGAGTGATCTCCATCGCTTTGGATGCTGCCACGACTGCCAACCTGGTTGATGGTGTTTACGATCTCGAAATCGTGACCGGAAGTGTCGTGCAAAGACTGATATCAGGGACTTTGACTGTATCACCGGAGGTGACACGTGGCTGATACAGTTATAATCACAGGCGAAAAGACAATCACGGTTGTTACGGTGGGCGTTCAAGGCCCAGCCGGGATCAGCGGATCATCTATTCCCGCCACAAACGCCACGCTCGGCGGGATTATCGTTGGAGCAAATCTGTCGATCACTGGCAACGGAGTGCTGTCGGTAGCCAATACGTTTCAGCCAAAACTTGCGAACACGACATATGGCTTGACTGACACAGGCATACCTTACACCGGATACACGGATTACTATATCAGAGGCGAGTATGTTACTGACGGTCTGAAGAGATATTATATTGGCTTGCGAGGGGAGAAGGAAACAGGTACGGGGACTTACTACGACCCTGACAATTATGCAATCGGAAGCTACCTTTACAACTCGAACGGAACATTGCAGTCTGCTACCAGCGTTGAAACTGATGGGCTTAACCTTTCTTTAGTGTCTTCAGGCACTCAAGGGTTTTCTACAGTAATATCGCAACCTGGGATTGCCTCCATAGTAGCAAGTAACGCAACATCCCAAAGCATTATTAGTTTGGGTGACGGAGTTATCTCTGGTAATGCCCAGGGTGGATATTTTCGGCTCCGAGGCAACCTTGGTGGCACAGGGGATAACAGCCAAGATTATCAGCTTGTATTCGGGCCTAACTCTGGATTTGACAGAGGTATCAGTTTTCAGCAGGTTGCTTTAAAGTCTACAATTGGATTCCAATATGCTTATACGGTTTCCAGTATTAGTTACAACATGACCAATGGATTGGTCTTTGATAACACGACAGGTTTAGGCGGGTTTACAGGAAACCCGGGTAGTTACACTTCTTTCCAACACACAACTGACGCTGTTATTTCAGGCGTAAGAACTGGTACAGAGATCAGGGCATCACGAAATAAAGCCGAACTGTTTTACCTCAATATTTCGCCTGTCTACACATCCAACTCGATTCTAACCCAAGGCTATGCTGACACTCGTTATCAGGCTGTCGGGTCTTATCTCACATCCGCAAACCTGACCTTTGCCAACCTCACAGGCACGCCCACAACGCTCGCTGGTTATGGCATCACAGATGGACTCACATCCGCAAACCTGACGCCTTACCTGACAATATCCAGTGCCAACGCCACCTATTCTGTCTTAGGCCACACGCACAGCATCGCGAACGTCGCAGGCTTGCAAACGGCACTGGATGCCAAATTACCATCAGCAAATTTCACATACGCCAATATCACAGGTGCGCCAAACCTGACGGTCTATCTGACCACAGCTAACGCATCCACGACTTATCAGCCTCTGGGCAACTATGCCACGACATCCTGCCTGACGTTTGCGAACATCACAGGCAAGCCAACAACGCTATCAGGCTATGGCATCACAGACGGGTACAGCACAAGCAACCCATCCGGTTACATCACCGCTGGCTCAAACAGCTTTACGGGCAGTCAAAACCTCCAAGACAACGAGCTGATCCGTGCCAAGATTCGGGATTATAGCGAAACTGTCTCCAGCCCAACGATTTCATCCGGCACTCTAGTATTAAACCTTGAAACCTCCAATATCTTCACGGTCAGTTTAAACGCTGCCATCACCACCCTGACGATATCCAACCCTCCTGCAAGCGGCTCCGGCGGCTCATTTACCCTGATCTTCACCGCAGATGGTACAGCTCGGGCAGTCACTTGGCCTGCGGCAATTAAATGGGCCGGCGGAACTGCTCCAACGATCACATCGACATCCGGTAAGGTGGATAGTTTTGCGTTCTTCACCAGCAACGGTGGCACAAACTGGATTGGCTTTGTTGGGGGGCAGAATTTCTAATGCTATCTGACATTATCAGGAACGCAAAAAAGACTGGTATCGGTGGTGGAGGTGGAGGGATTGTGGGCAGCATAAGCCTCGATTATCTGATTGTCGCAGGTGGAGGATCTGGGGGATCAGGATCAACTTTTAACGCTGCTGGTGGCGGTGGTGGTGCTGGTGGCGTGCGACAAGGCACTATAGGCGTAAATGTAGGCGACACTTACGCATTGACAGTTGGTAATGGTGGTGCAACCGCTGCACCGTTTGCCTTGGGAAACAATGGCACAAATTCGGTTTTTAATACGCTTGTGGCAATCGGTGGTGGCGCTGGAGCAAGCCATACAGTACAAGCGCAGTCGCCAAATAATATTGCTGGATCAGCGGGTGGATCAGGTGGTGGTGGATCGGGATCAACTGCACTGGGTGGCACTGGAGGTGCTGGTGGTGCTGGAACTGCTGGTCAAGGCAATAATGGCAGTGCTGGAGCTATCAATCAGCCTCTAAGCGGTGGTGGAGGTGGTGGTGCTGCTACTGCTGGGGTCGCTGCTGCTACTGGCAGTGGGGCGAGGGCTGGATCGGGTGGCGCTGGCATTTCGTCGAATATTACCGGAAACCTAACTTATTATGGTGGTGGTGGTGGTGGTGGAATTTATAGCTATAATGGAGTCCCTTATATCGGTGCTTTGCCTGGCTTTGGTGGTATCGGAGGTGGTGGCAACGGTTCAGGGAATATTGCAACTGCTGGTGCTAACGGGACAGCAAATACAGGTGGAGGAGGTGGTGGTGGCACTACTAATGATCCTTCTCCAAGAACTCCCGGCGGGACTAATGGTGGTGCTGGTGGATCTGGAATTGTAGTTCTTCGGTGTTCGAGTGCTTACGAAATAGCGGAGACATCCGGTTTAAATTATTCTTCTTCCTTGTCCGGCGGCAATCGAACGTACTCGTTTTATAGCGGCACAGGAAACGTGACCTTCCAGTCGGCAACCGCAGATCCATATTTCAGCAACGTCTCTCTGCTCCTGCACATGGATGGGGTAAATGGAAGCACGACATTTACAGATAACTCGTCAAATGCATTGGCAGTTACTCGCACAGGCACTCCGGCTATTTCCACTGCTCAAAGCGTGTTTGGTGGGGCAAGTGCAAGTTTTGATGGTACAGGCCAATTCCTATCCCCAAGTAGTTCAACCGGAATGCTATTTTCAAATGGTGATTTTACGGTTGAATTTTGGTTTTACGCGAACTCGCTTTCGGCATCGGCATACTCGGCGATTATGGGATTCCATAATGGAGGCACTACCGATTGGGGGGTTTTCGCAAGAAGCAATGGTGTATGGATTTATGGTGGAGGAGCTGGATTAATTGGAGGGGGTACTGTTGCTACTGGAGTCTGGAATCATTTTGCAGCAACTCGCAACGGAACTACCGTCAGAACATATTTGAATGGCACTCAGGTTGGGTCGGCTACAAATGTAACCGGAGATTATACGAATAACGCCGGAAACACCTTTCGCGTGGGAGACGACCACACATCCGTTAATCCGTCATTTAGTGGCCTGCTAGACGATATCCGCATCACCA